AAAAATTAAAGTTAAATAATATGGAAAAAAGTATAAATAATGTTAGTTCATCACTTGGTGGAGTAGTAAAAAAAGTAACTAAATGGAGTTTGGCATTATTAGGAATAAGAAGTGTATATAATTTAATTAGAAATGCAGTTAGTCAAGCTGTTCAAGAAAATGAAACAATGTCTAATCAAATTCAATATATAAACTATGCTATTGGAAATGCTTTAAAACCCATATTGGAATTTGTTTTAAATATTATTTATAAAATAATTACTGGTATTGGTGCTATTATTAAGTTAATAACTGGTGTTAATATTTTTTCAAAAGCAACTGCTAAAAACTTTGCAAATGCAAACAAGAGTGCTGGTGGTTTAAAAAAGACATTGGCTGGTTTTGATGAAATGAATATAATTAATGAAGATGGCAGTAGTGGTTTGCTTGGTGGTATAAGTAATGATTTGAATGGAATAAGAGATTTATCAACCGAAGTTGAAACAATGAGTAAAAAATTAAAAGATTGGTTTAAAATAACATTACCAAGCAGACAACAAATAGAAGAAACTTATAAACCTATGAGAGAATTTTGGGGTGGAATAGCAGATTGGTTTAATGAAACTGTAATAACACCGATGACTAATAGTTTTAAAGGTTTTGCAGAAGTAACAAAACCATTATGGAAACCAGTTGCTGATGGTTTTAAAGAAGCATTTGGACCGTTGTATAATTATGCAAATGAAAATTTTTTAAAACCATTAAGTGAAAAACTTTCAACATATAAAGATAATTTCTTAACTAAGTATGCTAAATTTATTAATAAAATAATATATTATATTAACTTTGCATTTGGATCTTTTGGAGTAAATCTAGAATATATTGATGAAGAAAGTGCAATTACAGGTAAAGACATTCAAAAAAATATTGGCGATGCTTTAGATACAACTAAAACAAAAGCCGAAAACTTTTTATCACCACTTGAAAAAATTGGAGATAAATTAAAAGAATTAACAAGTAAGACTTGGAAAATAGTAACTTCATTTGCTTCAGGTGGAGTTTCAAGTAGCACTGCTAATAGTTGGTTGCAACCACTTCGTGATAAATTGGCACAAATAGGTATTAAATTGCCACACTTTGCTAAAGGTGGTATTGTAAATATGCCTAGTAGAGGTGTACCAGTAGGAAATGCAATAGCAGGTGAACGAGGTGCTGAAGGTGTTATTCCTTTAACTGATAGTCAACAAATGGCATTGTTAGGTGAAGCAATTGGTAAGTACATAACAATAAATGCTAACATAGTAAATACAATGAATGGTCGAGTAATAAGTAAAGAATTACAAAGGGTGCAAAATGATAGTGATTTTGCATATAATAGGTAAGGTGATATAATGTTTATAGATGAGAATAGTATAATAATAAATGGTGTCAATATGGGAAATTACCTAGTCGAAGCAAGATATGGTTATAATAAACTATGGGCAAACGACAGTGGTAGAAATCTTGCAGGTACTATGAGTGGTACATTACTTGGAATATTTCCTAAAATAATACTACAATTCAAACCACTTACGAAGGCAGAACTTGAAATTATAGCACCAATACTTGATAGTGCAGGTCAAACAGTTACTTACTATGATCCAAACAAAAAAACAAATGTAACAATGACAACTTATACTGGTGATTGGGAAAATACAAATAGGAATATAATAAAAGATGATGCTACAAATGAGGGGTTTAGTTGCTCATTTATTGCAGTAAGAAAGAGGGTGTAGTGTGAAAGCACATACAAATTCTTTTAAAGAAAATATATTGAAATTTGGTAGAGAAATTGATAGCAAAATAACTTATGAATTAAATGGTGAAACGATAGAGTTAGGTGGAGAAGAACTTAACTCTGTCACACCACATTATGAGGGTGCTATCTTAAAATCAGTAATGAAACAACTAGACATAGACAGTAATGTAGAAATACCCGTAGGAACGATTTTAACCTATGAATTTGGCTTGAAAGTTGGTAATGGGTATGAATATATTAACTTTGGTAATTATGTCGTAAAATCGACCGAAAAAAAGGAAGATACGAGAAGTTGGCAAATAACTTGTTATGATAAAATGTTGTATGCTATGAAAGATTATGAGAATAGTGGTATAACATTTCCTATAACAATAAGAAATTATATAAGTGCAATATGTAATAAAATTGGTTTAGTATTTGCTAATTCAAGTGATACATTTGCAAATTATGATAAAGAAATACCAAACGAATTATACCTAGATGAAAATGCTCGTTCTATTGGTTATACATTTAGAACTGTATTTGATGAACTTGCCGAAGTTACTGCAAGTACCATTTGCATAAATGAAGATGATGAGTTAGAATTGCGATATATAAATAATACAAATGATACCATTGATGAAGAATACTTGAAAGATATTAATGTAAATTTTGGTGAAAAATTTGGTGCAGTTAATACAATAATACTTAGTCGAGGTGGAGATGGTGATAAAATATCACAGTCAATACCTACTAATCTACCTGATGAAGATAAAATTGCAATACAAATAACTGATAATCAAATAATGAATGATAACAACCGAGCCGACTTTATTCCTGATATTTTAAATGAATTATATGGCTTGGAATATTACATAAATGACTTTACTAGCACAGGTATATGTTATTATGACTTGTGTGATAAGTACAATGTAACAATTGGAAATAATACTTATCCTTGCATTATGTTTAACGATGAAGTAGATATTACACAAGGGTTGGTAGAACATATTTATACCGATATGCAAGAAGAAAATGAAACTGAATATAAATATACTAGGAGTGATGATAGAGGTATTACACAAGCCAATATTATTGCTAAAAAGAACGAAGCTAGTATAGTAGAACTAACAAGCAAGTATGATGGTGTAAATGGTAGATTAAACACAGTTGAAACAAAGCAAACTGATACTGAAAGAACAATTGATATAATTTCAAAAAATATAGATGAAGATGGCAATGTAACTGAAGTTACCACAACAACTGGATTTACATTCAATGCCGAAGGTATGTCTATTCAAAAAGATAACTTTGAAATATTGCAAACTCCAACTGGTGCTTTTTACAAAGATGGTGGAAATATTGTTGGACAATATACCAAAGATGGTTCTAAACAGAAAGACTTGGAATTATTTGGGGTTTATTATTATGGTAAAAACGATATAGATGATACACCAATGTTTGTAGCACAATTATATACCGATAATAATGGTGTGGAGTGCTTCGGGCATTTCTATAATAGGGGTGATAATCAGTGACAATAAATGGTAGTACAAATAGTAATGCTTGGACTTATAAATTAGAAGTACAAGAAATTGATACAAGTGTTCAAGATAGAACATCGACAGTTAGAGTTCAAGTGTATTTAGGTAGAGCAAATTCAACAAGTTATCTAGGTGGAGATTATAGTGTAACAGTAAATTGTGGTGAAAAAAGAGATACACAAACTGGCAATATAAGTTATCCTACATATATAAGTGGTGGCGATTGGCTGTTATTAAAAACATTTACTTTTGTAGTAGCAAATGAAAATAACCCTACAATTATATCTATATCATCAACATTTAGCAGTGGAGATTTTACTCCAAGTTATGCAAGTGCTAGTGGTAATATGCAACTTACAATATTACACTTAAATCCAGTTATAAATACTGCTACAATGGTTGAATTTAATCAAGCATTAATCAATTTGAATATTCCTAATACAACAGTTGTAACTAATTTAAGCCAAAAAAGAATTACATTAAATGCAACAACCTATGATGAAGCAACACCTAGTTATAGATTAGAAAATTACAATACTAATTATAACTTGCCACTTATAGGTGGTTATCAAACATCAAATATATTTAATGCTGATTATAAAAGAAACCCAGTATTTATAGATAGCAATGGTAAAGCTAAAATAGTACAAAAAGTTAAAGATAGTATGAATGGAACTGCTAGTAGTTGGCTATATGTAGATATAAATGGAACACTAGAAGAACCAAATGCTATTCCATATACCGAACCAATTATAGAAAGAACATCAACTAATATTAAAAGAAAAAGTGGTGTATATTCTCAAACATTGGGAAGAATTGCAAACTTAACTGATAACATTGTTTCATTAAATTTAAAAGGAAATATTTATAAAGTAAATGATATTATCGGTAATAACAACTCAATTACACAAATTGGCTATAAAATATGGGCAACTGATGATACTGAACCACAAAATTATACATCATTATCATCATCTGCAACTATTGATGCAAGTGGAAATATTACTATCAACGATTATGAAATCGCCAACATTTTATTTACAAAAGTTTATAATTATAAAATTATACTTAAAGATTTTTATAATAAAGAAACAACAATTGATAATGGTGTGATACCAACTGGGCAACCAGTTTGGAGTGAATATTCGGATCATGTTGACTTTCTAAAATTAAGTGTAAAAGGTTATAATCCGTTTGAATATAGTGAAAATGAAACTATATGTGGTGTTTGGTTGGGTAAACCATTATATAGAAAAGTAATTGACATCGGTTATTTGCCAGATAATTCTTATACAACAACAAATCATAATATTTCAAACATCTCAACTATTACAAGAGTTATTGGGGTGGCTATAAGAAACAGTGATAAAGATACATTGCCAATTCCTTATGTAACATTTAATGCCAATAATAACGGTGGGATAACAATTTATGCAGATGGTACAAGTGTAACAGTGGCAACAACAACTGATAGAAGTTCTTATAACGGATATATCGTATTAGAATATACAAAAACGAGTGATTAGGAGGTGAAAGAAATGGATATAACTTATGTTGTAATTATTGCATTGATAACTTATATTTGTGGTGCATTTACTAAAATATTTATAGATGCTATTCCTAACAAATATATACCAATTCAAAATGTAATTATTGGTGTTATAAGTGCATTAATTTGCTATTTTACAAAAATAGAAAGCAATTTACTTACTGCATTTGTTCTTTGCTTATCAGGAACAATGAGTGCAGGTGGTATTGCTGATTTAACAAAAGTGAAAGGAGATAAATAAAATGAAAGTATTTACAAGTAAAGAATTTATAGATAAATTAAGACACATAGCAATGCTTCCTACTGTTTATTATAGTGGGGGCAACTTATGGTCTAGTTGGAATGGCTATCGTTGGAGATTTGACTGTGTAGTATCAATTAAATCAGTATTATGGGGCTGGTGCGAAGATAAAAATGCTTCACATGGTGGTGCTATATATAAGTCAAATGGTGTAGAAGATTTTACTACTGATGGTGGTTTAGACCATTGCAGTGGAGTATCAAGTGATTTTAGTAATTTAACTGCTGGAGAATATTTATGTATGGCTGGAACACAATATAGTCATGCTGGTATATATCTTGGCAATGGTAAAGTGTTTGAAGTCACTACTGCTTGGGGTGTAGATGGTGCAACTATTAGTGAAATAGATAATTATGGTAATAGATCAAGAAATGGTATAAGAAGTTTAAGATGGACATATCATGGTAAATTAGATTATATTGATTATACTGATGAACCTACACCAACACCAAGTGATAGAGAAGTTAATGTTTATTACAAAGTTAGAACTCAAAAACATGGTTGGTTGCCAGAAGTTAAGAACTTAAATGATTATGCTGGTTGGGAAGATTCACCAATTACTGATGTAGCAATTAAAGTTGATAAAGGACATATTAAATACCAAGTTCATGTTAAAGGTGGCAATTGGCTAGGCTGGGTTACTGGCTATGACATTAATGAATGGATTAATGGTTATGCTGGTAATGGAAAACCAATAGATGCTATTAGAGTTTACTATTACACACCTGATGATATTAGACCATACAAAAAAGCAAAATATAAAGTCAACAACTATCCTTGGCAATATGATGATGAAACTTCAAACGGACAAGATGGCTATGCTGGTGTTTATGGTGTTAATGTAACTAAATTTCAAATTACAATAGAATAAGGCTAGAAATAGCCTTTTTTTATTTTATTAAAAAAATATTAAAAAAGTATTAAAAAGGTATTGACATTGTATAAAAATGGTAGTATAATTAAATTACAATAAAGGAGGAGATAAGAAATGAAAAGAGAAATTAAGAAAGTTAAAAAACTTTTAAATCAAGGTTATATACCATTTATGGATGGTGAAAAGATTAGATTTTTAGTAAAGGGTACAAAAGAGTACAGACCAAAATATGAATTATTAATTATAGGAGGATAATATGAGAAAGTTTGATAATTATATGAAGAAACACAATAAAGTAGTAGTTGCACTATTTTATGCAGAATTAATTATTGCAACATTAATATTAAGTAAATAAAAAAGAGAAAAGGAGAATAAAATGAAAAAGAATTTAATATTATTATTTTTAGGGTTTATGGCTGGAATGGTTTACTATGATGTATTAATAAACAAAGATACAGTATGTGCAGTGGAAGAAAAGGTTGAAGTTAAGGAAGAAGTTATTGAAGAAGAACCTGTCGAAGAAGAAGTAGAAGAAGTAATAGAGTATGTATGTCCATTCGATGAAGTTACTTGTAAAATACAAGAGGTGGCTTTAACTTATAACATTGATTGGAAGTTAGCTGTTGCTATTGCTAAACATGAAACAGGAGTATATACAAGTTATGCTTTCAAGCAACTTAATAATGTCGGTGGTATGATGTATTGGAATGGTAAAGGTACAAGCCTTAGAAGTTATGATACATTAGATAGTGGCATTGATGCCTTTGTTAGAAATTTAAGAAACAATTACATAGACATGGGCTTAACTTCAATAGAGCAAATTCAAAAGAAATATGCACCACTTGGGGCTGACAATGATCCAAATAATTTAAACAGTTATTGGGTTAGTGGTGTGTACAAATACTACAATGAATTAAGTGAAAAATAATACATAATTTATATAAAAATAGTATTGCAATTATACTGATATTATGTTATAATTGTATTGAAAGTGGAAGGAGGTTAAAATGAAAATTAAAGACCAAAATGTCATTCACATAGTTATTGATGGTGACTTGAAAAAAGCATTATCAGAAGAAGCTACACAAAAAGGTTTGTCATTAAATGCCTATGTTAGAATGATACTTATTGAAAGGGGTAAATAATGACAAGAGAAGAATACTTGCAAGAATTAAATAAGGCATTTGGAGATTTCAAGTTCTTTGAAGAAGATCATCACTATGAATACAAAGAGCAACGAGTTGGTATGTCAGTTACCAGATTAATTGAAGAATATACAAACGAATTTAATGCAGAAGAAGTTGCTGAAAAGGTGGCAATTAAAGAGAATAAATCAATTCAAGAAGTATTGGATGAATGGAAACAAAAAAATGAGTGGGCTTGTGAAAAAGGTTCTATATGTCATGAATATGCACAAAGTTGTTGGAATAAAGAATTACAACTGATAGACCAAAAAATGCATACACAACCACAAAAACAAGCACTTATATGGATATTTAATCAAGCAGATAATTTCTATAATAATTATAAAGATAGACTAGAACACCTTGCAGATGAATTTGTAGTAGGTAGTGAAGAATACGATATAGCAAGTGCTATCGACCACTTATTTATTAACAAATTAACAGGTGGACTTGTATTAGTTGACTATAAAACAAATAGTGATATACACAAAACCGAACGATATGCTAAAAATATGAAAGTACCTTTGACACATTTAAAGGACTTCACATTGAATCACTATTACATTCAGTTATCTATTTATAAATACTTAGTTGAAAAATACACCAATTTGAAAATTGAAGAAATGTTTATTGTATATTTTAGTGAGAATATTGAGAATTATGAAATTATAGATGTGCCTTATCTATACAAAGAAGTAAAAAATATATTAGAACTTAGGAGGTGTGCCAAAATGGCAAAAATGTTATTAGTTATGGGAGAACCTGCAAGTGGTAAAACTGTATCACTTCGCAATATTCCTAGAAATGAATTATATTACATAGACTGTGACAAAAAGGGGTTAAATTATAAAGGTTGGAAAAATGATTTCAACGAAGAAAAAAAGAATTATTTAAGAAGCAATGATGGAGAATTTATTGCAAAATGTATGGTAGGAATTAGTGAAAAGAGAGAAGACATTAAATATATAGCAATAGATACTATCAATTCAATAATGATAGCTGATGAAATGAAAAGAAGCAAAGACAAAAACTTTGATAAATGGGTTGATTTAGCAAGTTGCATATTTAACTTAATAAATATAGTTCCTGATTTAAGAGATGATTTAACAGTTATCTTTATAGGACATACACAAACTGATGATGAAGGATTTACAAGACTTCTTACAAATGGTAAGAAATTAAATAAAATAGGACTTGAAAAATACTTTGATACAGTTTTAATTGCTAAAAACAATGATGGTAAATATGTATTTGAAACAACTTCACCTAATTCAACAGCAAGAGTTCCAATGGGTTGCTATGAAGGTGAACAATACATTGAAAATGATTTATATGAAATTATAAAAGAGTTGAAAGAATATTAAAAATATGGTATAATTATATTGTCTAAGGTGAATAAGAACGTTTAGTGATATATAGGCTTCACCTTAGACAGTAATCCTATGTATCACTAAGCGTTTTTATTTACTAATAATAGCAAGAAGTGAGGTGATATAATGGAAGAACACAATTATACAGTTTATATGCACATTTGCCCTAACGATAAAAAATATATTGGAATTACTAAACAAAACCCTAAACATAGATGGGGGCATGGGACTAATTATTCAAATAATAAATACTTTACAAATGCTATCAAAAAATATAGTTGGGAAAACATAGAGCACAAAATACTATATGAGCATCTAACTAAAGAAGAAGCTGAACAAAAGGAAATTGAATTAATTTCATATTATAAAACAGTAGAAACTGAATATGGATATAATATATTAAAAGGTGGAAATGCTAGTAATGGTTTATCTGATGAAAAAAGAAAAATAATAGCAGATAAAATTAGAGGTAGAAAATTAACAGAAGAACATAAAGAAAAAATCAAAAAAAGTTTATTAGGAAGAAAAATGTCAGAAGAATGGAAAAATAAAATAAGTAAATCATTAACTGGTAAAAAAATGAATAAAGAGTCAGTAGAAAAAGCAAGATTAAAAAAGATAGGTAAATCTCCATGGAATAAAGGTAAAAATAATATATATTCTAAAGAAACACTTGAAAAGATGTCACAAAGCACAAAAAAATTATGGGAAAATAAAGATTATAGGGATAAAAACTGTAAAAAAGTTTTATGTGTTGAATTAAATATTGTGTTTAATTCAGTTACAGAAGCAAGAAAATACTTTAATATGAAAGGTAATTCTCATATATGTGAATGTTGTAGTGGGAAATTAAAAAGTGCAGGAAAATATAATGGCCAAAAATTACATTGGAAATATGTAAAATAAAAGTAAAAGAAAGAAGGAATTAAATTATGGAAAAACCAAAGAATTGGGATAGTGTTCAAGCAAACACAGGAGATTATGAAAGTTTAAAATTAGGGGCTCATGAAGTTGTAATAAAAGATGCCTATGAATATACAGGAATGACAGGAAATAAATCATTAAAAGTAGAAGTAGACATAGCAGGTAATGATGAGCAAAAAGGATTTTTTCAAAAACAATATGATAATAATAATTTAAGTGAGAGAAAATGGCCTTCAGCAGGTTGTAAATACATCTCTTTAAAAGAAGATGATACATGTGTAGCTATGTTTAAAGGATTTACAACTATTATAGAGAATTCTAATCAAGGGTATAAATGGAACTTTGATGAAAAAAGTTTAATAGGAAAAAAACTTTGTGCTGTTTTTGGACTAGAAGAGTACCAAGATAACGAGGGTAAAACTAAAACAGCTACTAAGTTAGTTCAATTTAGATCACTTGATAAATTAAATGAAATTAAAATACCAAAAGTTAAATTACTTAATGGTGAAATGGTTGAATATGAAGAATACAAAAATAGAAAACCTGTTGATGAATTACACGAATTATTCGGTGATTCAGTAGTAGAAATCAGTTCAAGCGATTTACCATTCTAATTAAAATAAGGAACTTTGAAAAAAGTTCTTTTTTTATGTTTTTGGGTATTGACAATATTAAAAAATAGATTTATAATCTTATTGTAAGGTGGAAGGAGGAAAAAACAATGTGGAAATTTAAAGACAAAGATTTAGCAAAAAATTATAACAAAACACAAGTCGCTAAAATCATTGGATTAAATGCAGATACTTTAAGAAGAGTTATTAATGGTAAACAAGTATGTTCTAAATTAGTTGCATATTGTATAACTAAATTCTTAAATAGTGATGCTACAATTGAAGATTATTTTGAATTAATTAAGGAAGGAGAATAAAAATGGCAAAAAACAGTTTTATATTATACCACGATCAAAAAGAAGTTATCGATGAACTTGATGATGAACAAGCAGGAAAATTGTTTAAAGCCATTTATGAGTACAATGTTAATAAAAAAATGACATTAACTGGTGCATTAAAACTTATATTCATTCCTTTTAAATCTTCATTTGATAGAAATAATGACAAGTGGGAAGATATAGTTCAAAAAAGAAGTGAAGCTGGAAAAAAAGGCATGAAAAGTAGATGGGAAAACAAAGAAAAAATAACAAATGATAACAAATGCTATCAAAAGATAACAAACATAACTGATAGTGTTAGTGTAAGTGTAAGTGATAGTGTAAGTGAGAGTGTTAGTGATAATAATATATCCCACCCAAACACCCCCACCGAAATTTTTAATTACTGTTCTTTAGTCTTTGCAGATTGTGTTAGTGGTGATTTGGAGAAAAGTTGCCAAAAGATGTTTAACCATTATGAGGCGAATAATTGGAAGAATATTTACAATTGGAAAAAGAAAGCAGAAGAATGGGTGCAAGATGATATCGATAGTAAAAAAATAAAAGTGAAAGACACGAGTAGGAGGTTAGACTGATGTTGGCGATAAGTAGAGATAACAGGGAAGAAATTGAAGATGAGTTCTTGGCATTGTTGCTGAATAAGAATGAGTTGCTTGATATAGTACAAGTAAGACCACAATATCTATGCAATAAAGACAATGCGAAGATATTACAATATGCTAAAGAGTGCTATGATGAGTGGAAGGTAGTTAACCCAGTTAAGATAGTTGAAAAGCATAAGGATGTTAATTTACAAAAAATGGGAGAACTACTAACCGAAACATTTTACTATGATAATGCTTGGAAAGAACAATTGAAGTTATCGGAAGAAAGCATCGTGAAATTCTTTAAGGAAGATATCGTTAATATTTTAAATGCTAAGTTGGAAAAGAAAGAAATGACTTACGATGAGTTTATGAAGAAGATGAAAGAACTAGATGATATTGAGCTTGTTAAAGGAAGCACAACGATAACTGCCGAAGAATTGGAAGAAAATATCAAAACGGATGCAGTGGAGATTAAGTTAAAGAATTTTACTAAATTGAGTAATTATTTAAAAATGGTGCAAGGCGACTTTCTAATTATCGGTGCTATGACTGGACAAGGTAAGTCAGGGTTTATGTTGAACTTGATGAATGATCTAATGGAAAGGTATCAGTGCATTTACTTCAACATGGAAATGAGTAAGAGTACCATTTACAAAAGATTAATTTCTATTAATGCCGATGTAAGAATAGATGATGTGCTAGAGCCAAAAACTGATTATCAAAAGCAAGTTATTGACAAGGCAATGCAAAAAATAGAAAATGCTAGGTTGATTATAGAACACAAAGCAAATGATATTAAGCAAATAAAAAACATTCTGGTGAAGTACAAAGAAAAGAACAGGCACACGATATTGTTTATTGACCACTTGGGATTAACTAGGGCTGATAATACAAAGAGTTTGTATGAACAAGCTACAGAGGTTGCTAAACAATTAAGACAAATGTGCTTGGAGTATGACTGCACAATAGTAAGTGCTAGTCAGTTAAATCGTGGGGCTTATATGAGTGAGAAACCTACATTGTCGCAACTAAAAGATTCAGGAGAATTGGAGAACAGCGCTAGTAAGGTTGTGTTATTGTATCGTGAAAACGATGATGATGGCAAGAATGCTATTAGTCAAATGAAGATTGACATTGTTAAAAATCGTGATGGTGTGACTGGCTATGTTGAAATGGAATATGACAAGCCAAAACAAATATTCAAAGAGAAAGATAAATTTTAGGAGGTGGAATGAATGGAAAATATTTATATTAGTTCAACGGAGTTCTGTGATAGAATAGTTGAAAAACATTTTAAAAATGCTGATATTATCTCGCTTGATGATATTATTTATAAATTCGAGGAGTTATCAGATGCTTTAGATGATTTACAAGAAAAGTTTGATGATTATAAGCAAGAAGTGAATGACAATTACAAATTCGTAGGTCAAGCCGAACAAATTGGCTATAATGAGAATTGGTAATGCTAGTTTAATTGTAAAACCCCACTAGACTTAATTTTAGGGGGGTACATTAAACGAAAATAGTAAAATAGTATAAATATACTAGAAAGATAAAAACATTCGTTAGAAAGGAAATAAATAGGTGATAATTAAATTATGGAATTATGGATTAGAAATCAAAATAAACAAGAATTAGTGCAAGTTGATTGTGTATGTATAGAAATAAATGAATATGACACACAACAATATGACATTGTGCAAGGATGTATAACTTTAGGCACATATAAAACAAAAGAAAGAGCATTAGAAGTATTAGATGAAATAGAAGGATTATTACTATTAAAACAAGGCTTAAAATTAACTACTAATGCAATATATAGTGTTGATAATGGCTTAGCAATTTATGAAATGCCAAAAGATTAAATTGGAGGAGAAGATATGAATCTTATCATTTGTGATACTCGAGAAAAAGGCAACAAGAAAATACTTGAATACTTGATTATTTTATAAATTTATGGTATAATTAATATGTCCAGATAGAATAAGAGCATTTATCGATAGGTAGGACTATCTGGACAATAAAACCTACTTATCGATAAGTGCTTTTATTTTATCTACGATAGAAAGTAGGTAATTATATGAAAGAGGAAAGAAATTACATTGTTTACAAACACATTTCTCCTAGTAATAAAATTTATATTGGAATAACTAAACAATCTTTAAAACAAAGATGGAAAAATGGAAAAGGTTATGCAAAAAACGAATATTTTACAAATGCTATTAAAAAATATGGACAAGAAAATTTTAAGCATGAAATATTATATTCACATTTAACTTTAAAAGAAGCAAAAGAATTAGAAATAAAAACAATTGCATATTATGATAGTACCAATCGTGAAAAAGGATACAATATAACAATTGGTGGTGATCCTTGCAACAAAGGTTTAACTGAACAGCAAAAAAAAGAAAATAAAAGAATTTGGTTAAATAAATGGAGAAAAGAACATCCTGATATTGCTAGAGAAAGAAGTAGAATATTTGAAGAAAGAAATAGAGAAAAAAGACATGAACAAGCAAATAAAAGAAACAAAAGTGAAGCTAGAAGAAAACATAGAACAGAATATATGAAAAAATATAGAGAATTAAATAGAGAAAAAATTAGAAAAATAAATCAAAAAAGTTATAGAAAGAGAAAAGAGAATGAAAAAATATATAATACTGACTGATACTCGTCAGCAAAAAGAAGAACATATCTTGAAAGAATTTGACAAACAAGGTATAATACACATTCGCACAGGTTTACCTAGTGCTGATTATATGACATTAAGGTATGATGAAAAACAAGGATTTTACCTAGATTATTCTATATTAATTGATACAAAAAAAGATATTGAAGAAATTGCAGGAAATCTTTGCAATACAAGTTCGCACAATAGGGTAAAAAAAGAAATATTTAAGGGACAAGAACTAGGTGCAAAACAGTTTATCTTTCTTATCAATGGTGGCAAAGTTAAAACAATTCAAGATTTAGAAAACTGGACTAGCAAAAGAACTAAAGTGAAAGGTTCAACATTACTAAAAGTATTTAAAACAATGAAAGAAAGATATGGTGTGAGATTTATAATTGTACCTAGAAAAGATATGGGAAGATATATAATTAATTTATTAAATGGAGGTAAAAATGAATAATACAATGTCAATATTTGATATTATGTATCCTAAATATAAAATAACAAAACCAATTAGATTAATAGAGTGCTTTGCAGGTTATGGATCACAAGCATTGGCATTAAAATATTTAGGTGTAGAATTTGAACATTGGAGAACTTGTGAGTGGGCAATAAAAAGTATTCAAGCATATAAAGATATACACTTTGGTTATGATAACACAGATTACTCTAGAAATATGAACATAGGTGTTTTATCAAAAGATAAAATAGTAGAATGTTTATATAATGCTGGTATATCAAGTAATTATAATGAATCAATGAGCAAAGAACAAATTGCTAGATTAAATGAAAATCAGTTAAGAACTATATTTAATAATATTATAGCAACTAGCAATATGGTGAATATTCAGCGAGTAAAAGGCAAAGATTTAGAAATAGTAGATACTGATAAATATGAATACATAATGACTTATTCATTTCCTTGCCAAGATTTATCACTAGCTGGTAAAGGCAAAGGTATGAGTGATACTTCAACAAGAAGCGGTATGTTATGGGAAGTTGAACGAATATTAACAGAATGTAAGGAATTAGGAACTATGCCACAAGTATTATTAATGGAGAATGTTCCACAAGTACATAGCCAAGACAATATGCCAGACTTTCATAAATGGCAAGTGAGACTTGAAGAACTTGGATACAAAAGTTACTGGCAAGATTTAATTGCAACTGATTATGGAATACCGCAAACAAGAAATAGATGCTTTATGGTATCAATATTAGGAGATTACTCTTATACATTTCCTAAACCTATACCACTTAAATTAAAGTTAAAAGATATGCTAGAAGATAATGTAGATGAAAAATATTATTTGAGTGATAAAATGTTGAATTATTGTTTAGGAATTAATCAAAAAGAAAGCAAGTTTCCAAGAAAAGAAAGATTTTTGCAAAGTTTAGAACAAACAAATGATAAAAACATTGCAACAACAATAACTACTAATGCAGGAAATAGACCAACAGACAATTTTATTAAAATTAAAAATGCCACCAAGCAAGGTTATTTAGAAGCAGAAGATGGAGATGGCATAGATATATCAAGTAGAATGGAATATCATAGAGGGACAGTACAAAAAGATAAGATACAAACACTTACAACAAGTGGTGGAAATGATAGGGGTGTAGTTGTTGATACTCTAAAAAGAGATTTATGCAATAAACTTATTCAAGATGGTTTAGTTGAAGAAGGCGATGTTGTAAAACATTCTTATACACAACAAATTATGGATGGTAACAAAAAATGTGTTGAAAAGAACGATGGAAATATGATTACTCTTACTACTCGTGGTGATTGTGTAGGAACTACTGTAAAAGATGAAATTGGTAATTTGAGAATAAGAAAACTAACACCAAGAGAATGTTTTAGACTTATGGGTGTAAAAGATGAAGATTTTGATAAAGTATCTAAAAATCAAAGTGATAGTAGTTTATATCATTTAGCAGGAGATAGTATTGTCGTAAATGTATTAATGGCAATATTTAAGGAATTATTAGAAAGCAAAGGAGAATAAGTATGAAAAAAGGAATAAAAGCAAATTTATATTTACCTAAAGAATGCTTAAATATCATATTAAATAGACAAGATGAAATAAAAGAGTATTTTGATACTTATTTTGGAAATATGAATTATGATATATATCTTGGAGAGTATGAAAATAAAGAAGTATGTGCTATTGAAATTATTTTGTTAAGTAATACAAGAAGTGGTGTTAATGCTGATTATAAACATTTTAAAGAATATATCAAAGAAATAACACATAAACAACCTCATCAAATACTTAAATTATGTTTTGATAGAATTTAGAAAGCAAAGGTGAGTAATAATGAAAGTAGGAGATTATGTAAGAACTAAAAGTGGAGAAATAGGTAAACTTGTTAATGTAGAAGTCTATTATGTATTAGGCCAAAATGATAAGGATAAATTTAGTTGTGTACTATTTAATAATAGTTATGTACCTTGTATAGTTTCAAATGATTTTATTATAAAAAAAGGACAACTTATTGATTTAATAGAAGTTGGAGATTATGTTAATGGAAGAATAGTTGATGAATTTATTTATTTAGATAAATTAGGTTTAATTGGTTTAAGCGAATTAGAAAAAGAAGATGAAAAGTTTATTAAATCAATAGTAACAAAAGAACAATTTGAGGCAATAAAATATGAGGTGAATTAGATGAAAAATGAAATAAAAGAAATATTAAATAATTTAAAAAACAAAGATAATGACATAAAAGGTATTAATTTCTTAAAATATCAAGATTTAACGAGAGGTGAAATTAATTTATTATTAAATTACATAACTAATTTACAACAAGAAAAAGATACATATAAAGAACAATTAAGAATTACACACAAAGATTTAGAACATTATATATCTCGTTGTGAAAAAGCAGTTGAATATATAATGACCGAGTTAATAGATGAATGGAGTATTAGAAATCAAGGCTATGTTAGTGGTAGTGATTTACCAGTAGATGCAATAACACCATTATTAAACATATTACAAAATGGAAGTGATAGTCAATGACAAAAGATGATGTAATCAAAATAATAGATGGAATACCTTTTTATAATTATGACTATATTGGCTTTTTATATAATAAATTGCAAGAAAAAGATAAGAAGATAGAACAATTAACTAACAATTGGAATAAGTTAGAAGAATTGATAGATGAAGAAAAAACAAGATTAGCAAAAGAGTGTAGCCATACTTATGAAGATAGTTTAGGAAAAACAAAATATGTAAATGAAGATATATTTAATGAATTAAATAATATTTTAGACAAAATGAACAAAATAAAGGATGGTAAGAATGAGTAGAGTACATTTGGGAATGACTAGACCTATAAGAAAATTTGGGGAACATTATAGAAAGTTATTATTGTTAATTGAAGAAATAGAACAATTTCCTCCTGATAATGAATTGGAAAAACAATTGTATATTGCACGATTAAAAACTACTTTTAACGATGCACTTATTCAATTTAACAATATTAAAAATACTCAAATAGATTATCTTCAAAACGGAGGTGGAGAAAATGAAAGAAATGAAGGAGAAAAACAATGGCAATTAAGATAGGTAAATGGTATATAACAAGGAATAATCCAAGAGAAATATTACGAATATCGGCAAATAAGCAAAATATAATAGATGAATTAGAAGAATTTTTAAATGAATTTGAAACTAAAGAATTTAATTATAATTTTTTAGTTGTAAGAGTAAAAGATATTCAAGATAAGCTAAAAGAATTAAAGGAGAAATACGATGAAAGATAAATTATTACAAATTATAAATCATTATGGCATAGATAAACAATTAAAATACATACATAGTGAGTATTTTGAATTAGATGAAGCAATTATAGAATATATAAATGATGAATATGATTATTATTCACAAGTAGAAGAAAGCCATATAAAGCATATCACCGAAGAAATTGCCGATGTAATGGTAATGTTAAAGCAATTTCAATACTATTATGGAATAGAAGATAAGCAAGTAGAAGATGTTATGAATTATAAAATAGACCGACAATTAGATAGAATTGAAAAGGAGAATAAGTAATGCCAAAAGATAAACTTTGTTTAGTAGAAATGAAATTTAATTCATTTGTAATTCAAAAATACATATTACAATCACAACTAGACCAATTTATACAAGAGAATCCACAATACGAATATATCAAGATAGTACCTGAAAAAGCTAAGGTAAAGACCAAAACAAGAAAAAGGTAATTTGCCTTTTTTCTTTTTTTATGTTATAATGTATTTAGTGGTAATAAGCCACACCCCTGAATAAGCGAAGAACGGTTTTGTTTTCTTTTTCATTTCACCTCCGTTCTTCTTTTTTTGTTGCTTTTTTCCATAACCTATGTTATACTTAAATTAAGTTAAAGGGGCGATATAATGAATGATATTTTACTTACTTTATTTGGTATTCTAATCACAGGCATAGTTGTTTTACTATGCCTTTCTTGTTGCATTTTAGCAAGTAGATCCGATGCTTGCTGGGAAGAAGTTAAAAAGGGGTTTAAAAATGACCGACAATGACTTTGCTTATTGCCCGTTCATTAAAAGACAGCTTTGTTTTGTTACCTACATTGACTTTTGCAACAATGCCACAGTAATCAAAATAAACTACACCAAACTTCCTACCAATGTCAAAATATTTTACAAATGGTACTTGTATAGCAACATTCACATGGATGAATACCACAAAAACTTAATATGGGAATTCTTAAATCACGATGACATGGAATACTATTCTCTTCTTATTGAAAATATCAAAACAAACCGAGTAAGATAGCCATTTTGTCTATTTTACTTTTTTATGATATAATTTTAGTTGTAAATTCAACAGAAAAGTAGGTGATACTATGCAAGAAAATGGTTATTTTGGAAATACCAATGCTTTAAAGTTTAAAACTGAAGAAGAACTTAAAGATGCAATTAATAAATATTTTCAAAAATGTGATGAAAAAGAAAAACCTTATACAATGTCAGGACTTGCTTTATCACTTGGCATTGATAGAACTACATTAATTAATTATGGCAAAAGAGATTTGTTTTCTACTCTAATAAAAAATGCCAAAGCAAAAGTAGAAGAACAACTTGAAGAAAGCCTATATAGATTGGGCAATAACTCAGGTGTAATATTTAATCTAAAAAACAATTATGGTTGGAGAGATACAGTTGAAGTAAAACAAGATAATGAGTTAAGCAAACTTGATGAATTGTTAGGGGAGATAAGGAAAGATGCTAACAAGTAAACAAAAGGAGTATATTAAGAACTCTACACATAGATATAATATAAAAATCGGTGCAACTCGTAGTGGTAAGACATTCCTTGATATTATATTCACAATACCTGATAGAATACGAGAAAGAAGTGGCAAGGATGGTTTGTATGTTATTATGGGTGTTTCTAAAGGAACAATTGAAAGAAATGTGCTAGAACCATTAAGAGAACGATTTGGAGATAGTTTGGTAGGAACAATTAGTTCAAACAATATTGCAAAGTTATTTGGAGAACAAGTATATTGCTTGGGTGCTGAAAAAGTTAATCAAGTTAGTAAAATTCGTGGTGCTAGTATTAAATACTGTTATTGTGATGAGTTAGCTGAATACAATGAAGAAGTATGGGAACTGCTTAAATCTCGTTTAGACAAGCCCTATTCGTGTGTGGATGCCACATTAAACCCAGAGAGCAACACACATTGGTTGAAAGTAAATTTTCTTGATGTTATAGAACAAAAAGAGATAGATGCTTATGTTCAAACTTACACAATATTTGATAATGATTTCTTAGATAAGAACTTTGTTAAAAACCTTTGCAAAGAATATGAAGGAACTATTTATTACAACCGATACATTTTAGGGCAATGGTGTAATGCCGAAGGACTTATTTACACACGATTTGCTAATGAACCTGAAAAATATAAATGGACTAAAAAGAAAGATGATGGTACTTATGATTTACCGAATGGCATAACTATCATAGGAATTGACTATGGTGGTACTAAATCAGGACAAGCCTTTGTATGCACGAGAATAAGTAATGATTTTAGACAAATTATTACTTTAGGAAGTGAAAAACACATGGGTGACATTGATCCTGATGATTTGGAAAATCTTGAAATAGAATTTGCCAAGAAAATGATGTACAAGTACAATTGCAACATAGATTATATGCTACCAGACAATGAAGAAGTTGTGCTAATTCGTGGATTAAAAAGAAGAGTACAGGAGGAGGGATGGGATACTATCGTTCGTGGCTGTGTGAAAGAGCCAATTAATGATAGAATAGACTGTGGAAGAACAATGATAAGTTATAACATTCTTTATTACATAGAAGAAGAATGTGAAACATTTGTAAGTGCATTATCAAGTGCTTTATGGGATGATGATGCAAAAGAAGATACAAGACTTGATGATTTTACAACAGATATTGACACAATCGATGCTTGGGAATATTCATGGTGTCGATTTATGAAACAAATTAACGATATGATTAATAGAAGGAGATTAAAAGATGTTTAAAAGTATAATTCAATATGTTTTAAGTTTTTTATTTAAAACGAATACACAAACAACGAGCAAAGAAATTGATGACAACAGCAAATATGGTAAGTTATACGAAAGCATAGATGACATCAATTTTGGTGCAATATTTAGTAATAAACTAGCAAATTATACCATTAGTGATAGTACAATGAATATAGATGGAGACAATGCTAGAGTTGAATTACTAGATAAAACAGGTCAGTCAATGTGGAAAAAGGCAAAGAAGATAGTATCAATGTCATTCGGTTATGGTGGAGTTATCATCGTGCCTTATGTAAAAGGTGGCAAGATATACTACAACCTAGTACCACAAAATAGACTTACCATAGATGAAACTGATGGAGAATTAATCACAGGTGCAACTGTGTTAGCTGAAAAGAAAACGATAAGTGGTCAAATAAATACAAAGACTTATCTAAGGTGGACTAATTACAAGGTCGAGAATGGTAATATGGTTATCACACAACAATTTAGTGATGACAAAGGAAATAAGATACCAGCACCAGACTTTTGGAAGGATATACAAGAAGTTAGAACTATTACCAATGTTGATAGAGTGCTATTTGGTTATATTAAATCGCCAATAAATAATCGAAGAGCAAACGATAAGTATGGAGTGCCAATTACCTATGGTTGTGATGCTACTATACTAGAAATAAAAGAAACAATGAAGCAAATGATTCGTGAGTACGAATTAAAGGAATGTTTTGTTGGTGCTGATGTCACTATGTTTAATGGCAAAAATGCTCTTCCTAGCAATGGTTTGTTTAAGAAGATAGATAGTACCAACGATGACTTTTTCGAGGTATTTGACCCACAATTTAGGGATTATACAACGAGATTACAAGAACTATACAAGAGATTAGAACACGAAGTAGGAACAAGTTATGGAATATTATCAGAAGTTGATTCACAACAAGCAACTGCTACTGAAATAAAAAGAAGTATGTATGACACATTTACAATATGTGATGATATGAGAAGCAATGTAGAAAAAGGTATGGAGGATTTCTTCTATGCTTGTAATGTACTAGCCAATGCTTACAACCTATCACCACAAGGCGAGTATGAGTTAAGTTTCGACTGGAGTTATAGTTTACTAGAAGATACTGCAACTGAATGGTCACAACTTACTTATGCACAAAACAAAGGTATTGTTAGTAAGGTAGAACTAAGACAATGGTTAAAACCTGATGAAACAGTTGAAGAAAGTGAAAAGGTTATAAAAGAAATAGAAGAAACTGAACCAACTACTGAAGAATTACTAGGAACTCGTGGAGGTGAAGAGTAATGAAATTAATAGTAAACCCACATAAGATAGAGATATTAAAAGAACCAGTAAACGAAAGAGAAATTGACATAACAAAATGTGAATTTGAATTTGCTGATGAAATAACAAATGAATATGTAAAGGAAGCATATTTTACATTCAAAGGAACATCTTACAAGGTTATAATTGTAAACAACGAGTGTCAAATACCAAACGAGGTATTAACTGAAAAAGGTCAAGTGGAAATTGGTGTTGTTGCTTTCTTAGTAGAAAACGAGGAAGAAATAAAGAGATACAACCCAAGCCCTGCATATTTTAATACTTGGGATGGTTCATTAAAAGATAATGCTGAAAATAGTGAACCTATTACACCAAGTGAAATGGAACAATATGAACAAGCATTACAAGATGGATTAACTGCTATTGATGAAAAGATAGATGAAGCTGATGTTGTTATTAATGAGGCAAATACATTAAATATCGATGTTAATAAAACTGGCACAGTCGCAACTGTTACCTTGACTAAAAAAGATGGAACAACAAAGAATGTTGAAATACTTGATGGTGCAAAGGGTGATAAGGGCGATAAAGGAGATAAAGGCGACAAGGGTGACAAAGGTGATCGTGGTGAGCAAGGTGAACAGGGAATACAAGGAATACAAGGTGTTAAGGGCGACACAGGTGCACCATTTACTATAAAGAAAACTTACCCTAGTATACAAGCTATGAACAATGACTTTGCTAATATGCAACTTGGCGACTATGTTATGATAGCCAGTGATGTCGATGAACAAGACAACTCAAAGTTATATACTCGTGGCGAAGTAAGATGGATATTTATAAGCGACTTTAGTGGTGCTCAAGGTATCAAAGGAGAAAAGGGAGATACTGGAGAACAAGGCATTCAAGGTATTCAAGGAATACAGGGTATTCAAGGCGAGAAAGGTGATACTGGTAATGGTATTGCTAATATAGAATTAACAAGCGAAAGTGGTAGCCAAAAGGAATATAGAATAAACTATACCGATGGTGGACACTTTGATTACACAGTCGAGAATGGTGAAGTAACCCAAGCCCAACTAGATGAAACTAACCGAGCAATAGATTACTACAAATCAACACTAAATGCCCTACCAAAAGTAGAAGGAGAAGGAACGGAACTAACACTAGATGATACTGCTAATGCTCCAATGCCAATGACATTATCACCAAGTGCATTAAGTCAATATACTACAACAGGAAAGAATTTACTTAATGTAGAACAAGATTTAACATTTACAAGGTCAAAAACTGTAAATGTTAATATTCCTGCTGGTACTTATCAAATAACTAACACAAGTGCAGTAGCAAGTGATAGTGCTAATAGAGTAACATTAAGATTTAATAATAATAACATTACAGTAAATATATCTACAAATAGAACATATCAAGTTACCTTATCAAGTGATGAAACTGTTGTTTATCTTTTCTCACATACTGATTACCCTACAAGTGCAGACATTAGTGCAACAATTAAAGATTTAATGATAAGTGTTAATGGTGGAGAGTACGAACAATATACAGGTGGTTTACCAAGCCCTAACCCAGACTACCCACAAGATATTCACACTATTAGTGGGGATAATGAGATTAAGGTGGAGAATAAGAATTTGTTTAGTGGAAATTCATCTATAAATTTCACCAGAAGTATAACAATACATTTAGATAATCCATTACAAGCTGGAACATATAATTTTAGTGCGTTAATAACAAGTAATGATACTGATAATACAAGAAATTTAATACAATTTAGAAGTGATGAAAGTGGAACACAAAATACATCTATAAGTTTAGGAAGAAACATAAGAGATAATGCAACTAAAAATATTTCATTTGAAGTTAATTATATTGTTTTTTATGCTTCAACAAATAGTTCTTTATCAATAGGAGATACTGCTACATTTAAAGAAGTTCAAATAGAAAAAAGTTCAATTGCTACACCATACACACCACACCAAGAACAATCTCTACCACTAAATTTAGGTGATTTAGAATACTCCAAAATAGGTGATTACGAAGATGAGTTTGTGATACCAAAATATAATATATTTAATGATACTTTAGAAATTGGTACAATTAATTCAAGTGGCAATAATGCTAGTTCAACAGCAAATATGAGAACAATTGGTGAAACTAATGTATTAGGAAATACAACTTACACAATATCTACAAGTAAAAGTTGCTATATTGGAATTAGATTTTATGATAGCAATAAGACATTTATATCAAGTGGTACAACAAATATTTCACCTAATACATTTACAACACCTACAAATTGTGTATATGTAAGATTTGTATTTGTTGATATAACTGATACGACAATTAATGTTATGCTAAATGAGGGTTCAACTGCATTACCTTACGAACCCTACAACGATGGCAAGTGGTATTTGAAGAAGAATACTATAAGATTAAATTTAAAAGATATTACAGTAACAAATTTTAATACGACATATAATAGAATTGATGGAAGAATTCTTAGTAATGTTGGAACATTAAGCAATATAGATGGTTATTGTGATATAGCAAAAATTATTAGTAATGTCACTGTAAGTGCAATTTATCATAATACAATTGTTATTAGAGAAGTGACAAATGATAGAAGAAATTTTCTTATGTGGTTTGATGAAGTCACTTCATTAGAAGAAGCAATAACATTTATTGCAAATACAGGCGGTTATGTAATATGTCAAACATCAATTCCTGAATACATACTACTAAACGATACCCTACAATCACAACTTACTGAAATATACAAATGGGTTAAGGCATACCAAGAACAAACCAATATATCACAGGTAAATAATGATTTACCTTTCGTGATTAAGGCGAGTGCTATTAGAGATATGTCAAATATATTTGAATTAATCACTGGAACTGAGCTTTAAAGAGTAGCAATTATGCTATTCTTTTTTTATGTGGTATAATTTTAATAGGGTGATACTATGATAACCGAAGAACAAATAGATAAAATCGTGGAGAAGCTAATCAACCGAATAGAAACTGCCAATGCTTACTTACTAATGCAAATGGGTGAAAAGGTAAAGAGAATAAGCACACTAACACCTACACAAGCCCAGCAACTTGTTCAAATGCTTAAATATGGTGGGCAGTATGAAGATATAGTTAGGGAACTAGCAAGGCAAACTAACCTTAACATAAAGGACATTGATGAGATATTCGAGGCTTATGCCAAACAAGACCAGCAATTTTACAAGAAGTTTTATAGATACAGGAATAGACCATTTATACCTTATGAGCAAAATGTTGCCTTACAAAACCAAACTAGAGCCTTACGAAACATTGTTAAAAATGAAATGTATAATTTTACTCGTTCTAATGTGTTAGGTTATACTATTCGTGATACGAAAGGTAGAGTGCAATTCTTAGGCTTACGAGAAACTTACAACCGAGTGCTAGATGAAGCCTTATTAAATGTAGGACAAGGTAAAGAAACCTTTGATAGTGCTATGTCTAGCATACTTAAAGAAATCGGTGGTAGTGGACTTAAGACTATCGAATACGAGAGTGGTAGAAGTATTAGGTTAGATAGTGCAGTTCGTATGCATCTTAAAGGTAGATTAAGGGAATTGCATAATGAATTGCAAGAAATATATGGTGCTGAATTTGACTCTGATGGAATAGAAATATCAGTGCATAGCAACCCTGCACCTGACCACGAACTAGCACAGGGAAGGCAATTTAGCAACGAAGAATATGCAAAGCTAAACAATGGCGATGAAGCAATTGATTACAAAGACAAAAAGATAACACTAGATCACGATGACAATGGTAGTTATAGACCTATTAGTGAGTTAAACTGTTATCACTATATATTTGTCATTATTCTAGGTGTAAGTGAACCTGAATATGATGATAAACAATTGCAACAAATAATAGATGATAATAACAAAGGCTTTGAATTTGATGGCAAACATTATACTAATTACGAAGGAACTCAATTGCAAAGGCAATTAGAAAGAAAAATAAGAGAACAAAAAGACATTCAAATACTAGGCAAAGCAAGTAATAATAATGAATTGATAAGTGAATCACAACAAAAGATAACACAATTGACACATAAATATAATGAATTGTCTAAAATAAGCAAATTACCTACTAAGGCACAAAGACTAAGAGTAAGTGGTTATAGAAGAACTAAAGTAAAATAGTTCTTTTTTTTACAATTAGGTGATTTCACTATTTTATGCTATAATTAATTAGGGTTGATAGGATGAAACAAATAACTAAATTAATGATTAATGAGTTTAAAATTAAGGAATTAGGGCTTGATTTCATGGGCTATGAGTTGCAAAAAGGGGATATATACACTTACCACCACTTGATTATACCTAACAGGCATGGTGGTCCTGAAACTAGGTGGAATGGTGCTATATTATGTGGCAAGAGTTCACACCCTTACTTGCATTTAATTGAAGCTAAAGATTATGACATTTTTTGTTACATTACCAGTGAAATGATAGATGAGAATGTCAAAGGTTACCTTGATTTAAATAATATCAGGAATATACATTTAGTTTTAGATAGATTTGAAAGAGAACATTGCTCGGACCGTGGCAAAAAAGGTAGATATTTAATAAAAGAACAGTACACTAGAAGAAGAAAAATATAGGAAAAGTATTAAAATGATACTTTTTTTAATTTTAGTATTGACACACTTATATAAGTATGTTATTATTGAAATGAATAGAGGAGGTGAAATATGCCAAAACTAGCAAAAAATTATTACAGGACAAGTAAAGGTGATAAAAGAGTAAACTGTTATATGGCAAATATATCAAAGGAAGTAGTAAGTAAAACTGACATATTGGAAGATGATGAAATAAACATATATGCAGAAGATAATAAGATAATAATAGAACGAAAAGAACATCACTTTGTTTGTATGGGTTGTGGTTGTGAATGGGATAGTGGTAATAGGGAAACCACTTGCCCTAATTGTAAGGTTGCTAATATTTATATGGAGGATTAGTAATGATTATTAAAAATAAAGAATTAAATAAAATGTTAAAGGAACATGGAAGGCAATACACATTGACAATGTATGTTAATAGATATTTTCACATGACAAAGAAGCAACTTGATTATGTTATGAATTATAAAGAGGTAAAACATGAAAAAGAAAAAAGAGAGATTTGTTGAATATACACAATGCGACCAGTGTGGTTATAGAAACAACCAAGACTTTCTAAAATATTCTGGAGTATGTAATTGTTGTCATAAAATACTTGATGAAAAAGCATATTTTAAGGCACAAATGAATAAGAAGATGAGATTGTGGAGAGGAAAAAGAATGAATTGATAGAGTATGCTATCGACAAACTTATAGAATTAAGAATACAAGCTGAATTTGAAGATAGGCAACGAGGTAAGAAAAGATATGTAAGTAAAACAAGTGCTTACCAAGATTTAATAAAATTATTGGAGGAGATTTATGAAAAAGAAAATTAAGATTATTGATTTGTTATGTTTATCAAGCTGTAATGAAAAATTACCTAAAGTAATTAAATACGAGGGTGAAACTTATAGATTACACGAAAGTGATGGAACATACTATGACATTCACATGAATTGTTTATGGGATAATAGATGTTTCTTGATATTAAATGATTTAGTTGAAATAATAAATTGGGAGGAATAAAATGGATTTAAATAAAATTAGAAATATGAATGATGAAGAATTGCAAAGATACCTTAGCTCAATAAGTAGTAGAAAGGACAACTCTTGTTATAAATGTGGCAAAACTAATGCTAATTACACAATAAATGTAAAAAGTAGAAAAGAAGCACAACAAAAGAAATTATGTTGTCTTTGCAATAAATGTTATAATGAATTACTTGAAAAAATAGAAATAAATGATATTATATGGAACTAATTTGTCAATTCGGTAGTTTAATGATATAATTACTTTAGTAAGAGTATAAGAAAGGGAAAAACAATGGAAAAGGAAATAATAATGAAAGTGGTTTTGACCGTTGTTGGCTTCTTTACAACTGGAATACTAGGTTATTTGACTGCTAGAGTAAAAGAATATAGAAAGAAAGATCGCAACCAAGAAGAAGCATTAAAATGTTTATTAAGAAGTGCAATTACAAGTAAGTATTATGTATATAACGAGTTAAAAGAAATACCTGTGTATGAAAAGGAAAATCTTATATATATGTACGAGCAATATAAAATAATGGGTGGTAATAGTTATATTGAAAACATTATGAAAGATATAGCAAGGCTACCTGTTAAAAAATAGGGGAGGTAAAAATGAAAGCAACTGAAATGTTGCACATATTAAAAGTGCAAAATAAAAGGTTATTTATTATTTGGTTAGTTACATTTATTGCTTTTATAGGAATGCTAGGATATACAATATATTTATTGAATGACATTGGAACAATTGATGAAACAACAGTAACACAAGATAATGAGAATGGCTACAATAATTATATCGGAAATGATGGTGATATAATAAATGGCAAAGCAAACAATTAGAAAAACTAAAGTAAAGTATCGCAAATCAAAAACTACTAAATCAGGAAATAAGCATAGATGTAAAACTTGTGGTAGGTTTATGTAATGTTTGAATTTACACAACAAGAATTTGAAGAAATATGCAAGAAAGCAATGCTTAATGATGAACTAACTAAAATATTTGAAATGAAAATAAAAGATTATTCTAATACTAAAATTGCTATGGAATTACATATAAGTGATAGAACATTAGCGAGAAGAATAAAAGAACTTAAAAAGAAGATAATGAGAGTTTTATAAACTCTTTTTTTATGGCATTTTTTTGGCTTAAACTAGGCATTTTTAAATTAATTATAAATGATAAACTTATATTAAGAAAGGAGAGATGAAGCAATGAAACAGTTTAAAACACAGTTGCTATATGCTCTTCTTTTACTTATTTAAAGGAGATGAAATTATGGATAAAGATATTATAGATAGATTAAAAGAATTGCTAGGTGAAGAAGAAACCAGTGGTTTAACAATAGTGTTGGAAGGAACACCTATAATTAATATTTATTTAGGAAGTGGTGAATAATGTATAACAATCCTTATATGAATTACCAACAAAATTTTAATCAGCAAAGTATTAACGATAGAATAGACAACCAAATAGCACAATTGCAACAAATGAAAGAACAAATGAAACATAATCAACAACCTGCTATTAATCAAACATTCCAATTAGCACCTCAACAAAGTGGCATGAGATATGCCAACTCGCTTGATGATGTTAATAAGGAAATGGTATATGCCGATACACCATTCTTTAGTAAAGATATGTCGGTTGTATGGATTAAAAATAACAAGAATGAGATTAGAACATACGAGTTAAATGAAATAGTACCGAAAGATGCTAAAGATATGCAAATAGAATATTTACAGGCTCAAATTCAAGAGTTGAAAGGAATGATAAAGAATGATGCAAATGTTTCAAATGATGATACAAAACAAAATGCAACAGATACCACAACAAATGATGGGACAATTGGAACAACAACTAAAAAGAACAAATCCTCAAATGTTTCAAAAGTATCAGGAAGCCAAGAAGAATAACAATCCGAATGACTTACTAAATGAAACAGTAAATGGTTTCAACCCTCAACAAAGACAACAATGGGATTCAATGATGGGAATGTTTAATAATGGTATTAACTCTAAATAGAGTTGATATATAAAAATTAAAGAAAGGAGAGAAAGAAAGATGAACGGATCAATTCAACCAACTGTGGAATTGGCTACAACTAATGGGAACAATGGTTATGCTTATCCATATCCAGTTTATCCAATGGGAAATGGATTTGGTGGAAACAATGGTTTCTTAGGTGGTGATGGAATTTGGGCTATCTTACTATTCGCTTTACTATTTGGTAATGGTGGATGGGGTAATGGTGGATTCGGATTTGGTGGAAATAGTTTTGACAATGGCTATGCTTGGTTAAGTAATGGACAAAAAGAAATAATGCAAAACACTAACAACGGATTTGATACATTACACCTTAGCAACCAATTAGATACTGTAAATAGTGGCATTTATTCACTATCTAACCAATTATGCAATACAGGACACGATATAACAAGTGCAATTAGTAATGGTTTTTATAGTTCTGAAATTGCAGCCAACAATCGTGCTATGAATCAAATGCAAGATACATTTGCTTTAAGCAGACAATTTGCTGATTGTTGTTGTGAAAACAGGTTAGGCATTGCCAACCTAACTAGCACTGTTTTAAGTGAAAACTGTGCTGATAGAGCTGCACTTGCTGATGGATTAAAAGATATTCTTATCAACCAAACTGCTAATACTCAAAAGATATTAGACCAATTATGCAACGATAAGATAGATGAGAAGAATGATAAGATTAGAGACCTTGAAAGACAATTATCTATGAAAGACTTACAAGCATCTCAAATTGCTCAAAACTCATTTATAGCACAAGGTTTTGCTAACGAAGTTGACCAATTATATAACAGACTAGCAAACTGTCCAGTACCAAGTACACCTGTTTATGGAAGAACACCAATATTCACTTGTCCTAACAACAACGGATGTGGATGTGGTTTCAACACTACAAGCCAATTTATTTAATAGCATAGAGTAGAATACTACATACTCGATTACGAGAACTTGCTAACGAAATTCCCTATAAAGGGAAAACGAGAGATAGGCATAGTTCTATCTCTTTATTTATTATGAAAGGAGAACGATAAAAATGATACAAAGCGTACAAGAACTTCCATTAGTATTACCTACAAATACAAGCGATATTACTTTTTCTAACGATGAATTAAGGACTAGAAGTGCAACTTGTCAAGGTTGGTTAAATCACACCGAAGGAACTGCACAATACACTATTCTAGGAAACGGAAACTGTTGTCAACCAAGTGTTTATGAAGTTACATTCAATGCCAATGTTACTGGTGCTGAAGCAGGACCAATTGAAATTGGATTAAAAGAAAACGGAACACCTGTTGTTGGTGCAAGTGCTAACGAGGTGGTAGTTGTAGATGAATATCAAAACATTTCATTTACTAAATTAATAAGATTATGTCCTAGAGAAAATGTGACATTGACAATTGGCTCTATTCCAGCAGTTAGTGGTGTAGTACCAGTAGTTGAAACGGTTGCTCCAACAGTTAAAAATGCCAACCTTATCATCAGAAAGATAGTATAATGAAAAGCAATACTGTTGATAATGTGTCTTTGTTTTTACAAGCATTGAGTTTGCAAATCTTATTTCAAGATTACAATAACACAGATTTGATGCAAGAATTACAAAAACAAGATACACAATATTTCGAGAAGATTATTAAAAATCAAGAAGAAATATTAACTCTTTTAAGAAAGGAGGAAAAGTAATGCAAGAAAAATTGCAAAAGAAAACGGAAGAAAGTATAAATAAGATACTAGAGGAAGGCATAACTACCAATAATCTAGATCATCTATATAAACTAACAAAAATAAATCATATAGCAAAGGAGGAAGAAAGTATGAATAATTATGGAAATTATGGAAACTACGGTGGAAGAAGAGCAGGATATGACAGTTATGGTAGAGATAACTATGGAGAATATGGTAGAGATAGTTATGGAAGAAGAGGCTATGACACAAAATATCGTGGAGATGATTCACTAGATAGAATGTCAGGAGAATATGGTCGTTACATGGAATCAAGAGAAAGATATGGTGCTGGTAGTCAAGAAAGTGATAAGTCATTTATGTATATGGTAAAAGCTCTTGAAGATTTTATTATGGTGTTAAAAGAAGAAGCAGATAGTCCACAACAAAAGCAACAATTGATGCAATCCTTACAAAATAGTATGAGATAGTATGTATAAGTATTATAATGCAAATGCTTTAAATAAATACGAGGATGATTGTGTTATAAGGGCAATTTCGTGTGCAACAAATAGATCGTGGGATTATGTGTACGATTATTTAAGTGATATAGCACAATACGAAGGAACTCTACTTGATAAAAGGGATTTTGTAAGGAACTATTTAGATAGAACCTATCAAAGGTTATATGATATAAATGGAACAGTGGGATATGTTTCTTCATTATTTCCTAATAATACTCTACTTATTACAATGAAAGGTCATATAGTATGTTCTAAAAATGGTATAATATATGACACATTCGATTGTAGAGATAGACAAGTAGAGAATGTTTGGCTTGTTAATTAAGAGGGTTGTACCCTCAATTATTGCCAGTTGGTGAAGTGGAAACACATTGCACTTTGACTGCAACATTCGGTAGTTCGAATCTATCACTGGCAACCAATTGTATCTCTAGCCAAAAGGTAAGGCAATGGACTGCAACTCCATGATTACAGGTTCAACTCCTGTGGGATACTCCAAATGTTAATCAGTGTCAAATTGACACTTTTTTATTTTGTGATATAATGTAATTAGAGTTCGAGAGAACTTTATAATAGAATCGGTCGAGTTCATCACTCGTAAAAAGAAATGTTGGAGGAAATTATGAAAAGAGAAGATTTAGACTTTTTAGAAAGTGAACAAGTTGACAAGGTTATGTCTTTGTATGGTAAGGCAATTACTAAAAAAGATAAGGAGATAGAAACTTTAAATAGTAGTAAAAAGGAATTAGAAGATAAAGTTGCTACTTATGAAACTAAAATCAATGAGTTCAACGAAAGTGCTAAAGACAATGCTGATTGGAAATCCAAATATGAAGAGTTGCAAACTTCAATTAAGGAACAAGAAGCAAAGAAAAAAGCCGAAGAAGAAGATAAGATATTAACTGATAATATCAATGCTTTATTTGATGGCAAAACATTCACTAGCGAATATGCAAGAAATGGACTTTTAAATGATATTAAAAATGGATTAAACAAACCTGAAAATAAAGGCAAAGGTATTCAAGATTTATTCAATGAATTAACAAAGGATAAAACTGATATATTTACTAATCCTAATCAAATGAAAGACATGGAAGGTATGGGAGATAGTGAAGAACAAAATAATACCAAAGAAATGCCAATGATGTGGTAAAAAAGAAGGGAATGATTTATAATGGCAAGAATAGATGCTTTATCTATTGACTTAAGAACAACAGGAAAAGACAAACTTGCTGAAGAATATGGAAAAGTTATTGATAACATTCAACATATTACTTTAGCATCAAGATTAAAAAACCAAGACTTATCTGGTGATCCTACAAGTGGAACTGTAGAAGCAAAGAGATTTGTTAATGTAAGTGGAAAGGCTTACGGAACTGCAAGAGCAAATGGTAAAGGAGATTATATCAAAGCTGAACCAGTTGTAATTGCTATCAACGATGATACTGAATACATTGAAGAAGTTGAGGAAAAAGACCTTAAAACTTATGGTGTTAATGGTTTAATTGAAAGAAGAACTAGAAATCATCAAAATGCTTTAGCAGTAGAATTAGATACTAAATTCTTTACAGAAGCAAAAACTGCTGGAACTCAATTCACTCCAAGTGCTGGTGCAACTGCAGTTGAAGATGAAATTGAAGAAGCAATCCAAACAGTTGAAACAACTAGAAATGACTTTGTACAAGGTGTACCTAGAAATATGATTGAAATTGTAATGAGCCCAGCTTATTATGGTAAATTAAGAAATAAAATCAATAGTATTTCTAACTCAAACAATTTAGGAGTTGTACCTAACTATGAAGAAGGAACATTTAACAATGTTCATGTTTATTCAAGTGTATTTTTACCAGCAAACACTGATTATATAGTTATGGTAAATGGTGCAGTTGCACAACCAGTTATGACTTCAATTTATAATCCTGAAAAAGTACAATTAAGTGATGCAACAGCATTCGGTTTATTTGCTTACAAAGGAACAAAAGCAGTTACTCCTGATTTAATAATTTATAAATAGTAGGTGCTAGTTATGAAATTCAAACAATTAAATACAGGTGCAATACTAGAAACAAATAATGAATTTGTTATAAATCAACTTAAAAAATCAGCTGATTATGAAGAAGTAAAGGTATTTACTAAAAAAGAAGAACCAGTTGAAGAAAAAGTTGAAAAGAAAAAAAATAAGTAATAAAGGAGGGCATTATGGAATTTAACGGACAGTACCTAACCTATGAAGATTATAAGGCTTTGGGTGGTGAAACCTTAGACCTAATGCCTTTTAATTTATTAGAATTTGAAGCAAGAAGAAAAATTGATATAAGAACATTTAATAGACTTAAAAATATTGATAGTAATGATATACCACAAGAAGTTAAAATTTGTGTGTATAAGTTGATAAATAGTATGTCAGGGTATGACAAGACATTAAGTAGTGCTTTTGATAAAGGTACTATTGCAAGTGAAAACATTGATGGATATAGTGTAAGTTATGCCAATTCAAGTGAAGTAAGTGAAATCTTAAAAGCAAAAACAAGTGAACTAAATGATATTATAAGAGAAAACTTGGCTGGAGTTATAGTGAATGGGCAACACATACTATATGCAGGAGTAGATGAATGATTTGCAATAATAGTGTTACTATTTATCATATGAGTGGACTAGATGTAATTAACCATTTTGAAATATGGACTAGATATAATTATGATAATGTGTGGGTTTTTGAAAGTAAGAATGCCAACACCAACAAGGGATATGACAATATGAATAATATAGAGATAAGACTGCCTTATGATAGCAATGAGTTAGATATTAATAATTTTGCTATGGGCGACATTATAGTAGTAGGCAAACTTACTAATGATATAACTACACAAGATGATTTGAAAAATTATCAAACTTATGTAATAACTAGCATTAATAATAATAACTTTGGAATTAATCAACACATTCATATTGGAGGCAAGTAATATGCCTATAAAATTAAAGCCAACAAGTGTGATTAAGGCTAGACTAGGTATTGAACCTAATGGTCGAGTACAAAAATTTTTTACAAATACTTGCTATAAACACATGGATAAATATGTACCTATGGATGAAGGCAATTTAAGAACTAATGTAGATATACACCCAAGCAACATAATTTATGAATCACCTTATGCTAGGTATCAGTATTATGGTGTAAGGGAAGATGGAACACATCAAGTACAACATTATACCACAGCAGGAACTGGTCCTTATTGGGATAAACGAATGGTGAGTGCTGAAATGTCTGATGTAGTTGAAGAAGTACAAAGATATGTTAATCGTGGAGGCAAATAATGGGAATTAATGATTATAGAATTTCAAAGTTAAGATTATACCTATTCAATATTATAAATACTCTTACTACGGATAGGAATTATCAAATTAATGCTGATATGTTATTAAATGATATAGGTAATTATAGTTTAGATAAAATACCAACTGATACACAAGTAAGAAAGTTAATCATTGGTACTGAAATAAAAAGAGATGTTTATTCGTTTAGAAGTCGCAAGGCTTACTCAAAAAAAGCTATTGATAATTTAAAAAATATAGGGTTCTTTGAAGATTTTGAAAATACAATTGAATCTAATAATAAAAAAGGCATATTGCCTGAAATAAATAATATAGAAAGTATTGAGTGTTTGAATTGTGGAACAATGAATGTTACCGATGGTAATAGTGCAGTGTTTGATATTCAAATACAAATTACATATAGGAAAGACAATTTTGAAAGAGAGGTAGACCTATGAAAAAAATAATTGCAAAAGTTAATTTTGGTTTGAATGGTGTGAATTATATTGCTGGTGATGAAATATACAATCTAACTTACAACCAAATTGCAAAATTAAATGAGAAAGGGTTTATTCAACCTCTTGCTTATGAAGATTTAGTTCTTATTAAAAGGGAACTAAATAATCCTAAATTTAAAAAGGAGGAAAAATAATGAATTTTGATACAAGTAACTATGACAAAATTACTGAAGATCAGTTTGTGAGATTTCTTGATACAACACCAACTGCTCAAACTCAAAGTTGGGCTTTAGTGGCTGCAGTTGAAGAAGGTGGTGCAGGAGTTGATTACAACCCTAACATTGACAGACTTAAATTGATAGTAAATAAAAATGCTACTACAAACCATACTTCAAACGATAAGCAAATGAGTGTTACTTATCTAGCATATAAAAATGATGCTTGTTTTGAATTTGTAAATGAAGGAAGAGATAAGTTAAATTATAAAACTCATTTCTTAGAAGTTGATTTATGGGATGAAACTGAAAACACTTACAAAGCAAAAATGAGTAATGCAACAATTGGTATTACTTCATATCATGGTGATACTATTGAATTTGATGTTTATATAGATGGTGATGGAACTGAAGGAACAGTTACTATAACTAATGGAGTACCTACATTCACACCAAATGCAAGTTTATAGAAACCTTTAAGGGTGAGAGGCAAAAGCCCTCACTCTTATTTTATTAGAAAGAAAAAGGAGATTATAAAATGACAGACAATTTTATAAAGTTAAATAAAGATAATATTTTAAGATTAGGCATAATGACTGCCGATGGAAAAGATACTGGAGAAGTGCTAGAATTTGATTTAGAAGATATTGAATTACCTTTAAAGTATCAGGAATTATTAGAAAGAGACAAGAAAAACAAAGAAAATTTAAGAAATCAAATGATTATTATTGACAAAAGACAAGATGTTAAGGGCAAGAAGTTATTAAGTAAGAATGAAGAAGATAAAATTAAGGCTTTAGATAATTTCTTTAAAGAAGAAATAAAAGTATATGATATGTTTCTTGGTGATGGTGGTGTTAAGAAACTATTAAATGGTAGAAAGATAGGTTGGACTACATTGCAAGAAATAGATGAAATCATAGAAAAACAAATTGCACCACACATTGATATTAGTATGGATAAAATAACACAAAAAGTAAAAGAAAAATATGGCAATGCAGTTGCTAGAAATAAAGAAGTGTTGAAATAATGTATCCACAATTTGTAGAAGTTAATGGTAAGAGATATAAAATTAATACCGACTTTAGATATGCAATTGAGTGTAATAGAATAGCCGAAGATGATAGTATAGGTGATTTAGAACGAAGTTTAGGCATTATATACACACTTTTTGGTGAAGAAGGTATAAACACACCAGACCACTATGAAAAGTTGCTAGAATTGGCTCAAATGTACCTTTTATGTGGCAAAGAATATGATAAAGAAACTAACGAGAAACCTGATATGGATTTTATAGAAGATTATTCGTATATTACTACATCATTTATGAGTGATTATCATATAGACTTAGACAATTGTGAAATGCATTGGTGGAAGTTTATGGACTTGATGAATGGGTTGTCAAATAGTGAACTAGGCGATTGTTGTATATTAAATAGAATAAGAAACTTGCGAAACTATGATACCAAAGATATTAAAGACAACAAAGAAAGACAAAAGATAGAAAAAGCCAAAAGACAAGTTGCATTAAAGAAAAATGTACATAAGGTGAAACCTACTAAAGAGCAAATGGAAAGTGCAAGGAAATTTTATGAAGCACTCAATATAAGAAAGGAGTGAGATTATGGATGGAAAAATAATAATAGGAACTGAAATTGATGACAAAGGTTTTGACAAGCAATATGACAAATTACAATTAAAAGCTAAAAATAAAAAAATTGAAATAGATTTGTCAATAAAAGAATTATCCAAAGCAAAGCAAGACCTAGATGATATGCAAGAAAAAGCTGAGGGATTATTTCAAGAATATCAAAAAACTAACGAAGAAATAAAAAAACAAGAAGATTTGATTTCAAAAATAACCACAAAGACAGAAAATGGTTTTACAATACAACAGGGAATGATGAATCAATATAATAAAGCTACTCTTACTATTAGTGATTTAAAAGCTAAGCAACGAGAACTCGAAGCAGAATATTCAAAAATGACACCGAAATTAGAAAAACAAGAAGGAATTGTCGAAAAAATAAATACTAAATACGAAAAACAAAAAAATCAATTAAAAGAAATAGGTATTCAAATAAATGATGTAAAACAAAAACAAGAAAAATTAAAGTTAAATAATATGGAAAAAAGTATAAATAATGTTAGTTCATCACTTGGTGGAGTAGTAAAAAAAGTAACTAAATGGAGTTTGGCATTATTAGGAATAAGAAGTGTATATAATTTAAT